TCTTTCAGTTCCTTCATATGTCGCAAATCCCGATTCAATAACAGCATTATTAAAATCAATTTCGTCTTTGCCATCATCTTGATGTCTCAACGCATTCATATAGACGTTCACGACAGTGTTAATACTAGCTGCTGGTGTGAATGTTAATTCAGTTGTTCCAGCAGCAGAAACTCTTGTACCAAATGTTCCAAGACCTACAGAAGTTCCAACTTCTCCAAATTCAGTATCATAGGTTTCTGGAGTAGTCCCATCATCAGTAAAATCATCAACTGCAATAATTTCAGTCATCATATACTGATTATTTGATGTATCCGCAACTTGAGCAACAAAGTATGCTACATCGTAAGTATCTGGATAAGAAGCAACAGTATGAATACCAGGAGTTCCTGAAGAGGAGATGCTGGTGGTTCTTGACTCAATTCTGGCATGTTTCATATTATGAGTCCCAATACCAGTAATACCAGCGGTTGCTAAACCAACTTGAATTGTATTAACTACACCAGTTGTTCCTATTCCAACACCAGAGTTGGGATGGAATATAACTTCAAGATTTGATCCATTGATTAAAGCACTATAAGTTCCAAGACCAACATCAGCATCATCATTACTACCTGTCGTGGTTAATTGACCATATTCAAGCAACTCTACATCAGTTCCATTATGAACAATATTTAAATTATTATATTCAAATTCAGTAGTGCTAATATCGGGCGTAATTTCAACTAATACCTTAACTGAATTATGAGTACTAGCAATACTAACAATAGTTGTTGCTCCAATTCCCGAACCAATTGTTACACTATCTGTTTCAATGATAGATGGTCCGATTGCAGTGATTCCAGTGCTCAATAAATTATCATCTAGATTATATGAGATGGCAGCAATTTGATAATCATTAACCTTAAACTTGGTTGGGAAGAACTGCAGTTGTCCATCCGTTCCAGAAACAGTGAAGTCAAATGATCCTTGATCATAAGTGCTTTCAACTCTTCCGTATTGATTGATGTAACCACGGGCACCATCATGAATAAGATCAACAATCATTAACTGCCTTTGGGCAGTAAATCTAGTGTCTCTAACATATGTGATATACTTCATTGCTCTTCTTGATGCAAGAGCAAAAGTATTAATTACACTGAAAGCAGTTGGTCTAGGATCACTATTAAATTGAGAACTCAAGTCATCAATTGAAAGAACTCTATTTCCAACAGATTCAAGGAAATCTTGAAGAATTCTACTAGTAAATCTAATTTCTGTAGATAATACTTTATCTCCAACATTTAAGAAGTTTTCACTTACTACATCAAAATCATATACACAATTTAAATCTGCAAAACCAACTGCATCAATAACTTGATCAATCACAGTTTGATCAGTAGAAATTCCAACACTTACGCTAGTAACTGACTCAAGTTGATAATCAGCAAACTTTTTATATCCGAGTGTGTGATTTGTAGATGAAACAACATCATTCCAAGTTTCAAGAGGAACTCTTGAACTTAATGAATATGCAAATGTTTGATAGTAATCACTATCTTGAAGTCTCTGCATATTTGTATTCAAGAATCCAGAGTCGTCTTGATGACCCCTCAAAGTTTTAGATATAGCACCCATCTTGAGATAAGACTCATATGATCTAACAGATAATGCTATTCCTTCTGTTCTTGAAGCAGATCCTCTAATAACTTCATTTTCAACAAAAACTTGCTTTGACTCAATTCTTAATGTATTTGTTTTTTTGTCCCAGAAGTTAACTATACCCTCTGCAGAATCACTCTTTACAATTTCACCATTAAAGAATTCATTTTGCCTAAGAATAGAAGTAAATGATGGGAAATATCTTTCTGGAATAATTCTTGCACCAACAGAGTTGGGAGCATCATATAGTCCTGGTGATAAAATTCCACTTGGAAGATTACCTGACATGCTGTAAGTTACAGATCCAATTCCTCCAATGTTTTCATCAACCTCTGTAATTTCAAATAATTTGTAGTCAAAACCCTCGGAATTGTAACCAAGTCCAGTTGATCCAATACCAATACTAACACCTTCAACAAGAACTTTATCTCCGACTCTTAGTGGGAAAGTGTCTCCAGTGCTAAATCCAGTATTAAGACCAACAGTGACATTTTGAGTAACAGTATTGAATCCAACAGTTCCAATACCAATTCCATTACTATTTTGACTGGGGCGAATGATCGGATTTACATTACTAATTCCTCTAGCATTATTAAGTATCTTTACGTTTGTATCACCTAAACTATAAACAAGATCAGCGTCTTTTATGTGTTTTTTAGTAACCGCATCTATGACAACTGGTTTTGGTGCGACAGTATAACCCCTACCCGCAGATACAATACCGACGGATGCAAGAGAGTTTAATGACTCTATAGTGACAACTTGAGGTATGTTTGTGCTTGGTTTTAGTGTTGGGTCTGATGGAAAATCAAATCCAATGTTAAGAATCTTAGTTGTTTTTATTTTCCCTATGGATTCACTCTCAACTGATATAATTGCTCCAGATCCTGTATCAGTTGTGCCGACTCCTACTATTGTTGAAATACCAGGAACAGAATAATAATTTGTTCCACCATCAATAATTGAGAATGAATTAATAGCCCCATCAGTATGTGTGCAATCAGTTGTATAATTTAACTTGGAAGTTGTTCCAGCATATGATACTTTTTCTGGAATTTTCGCAACAAAATAGTTAAAGGAATTTGTGGCACCAACAGAGACAGCAAATCTTCCGTTGAAATTACTTTCACTTACTTTAATTTGATTATATGAAGTAACAGTATTATCATCAATAATACTACTCTTTACCTCTGGAACATCATTCTCTTCAATAACATCTAAAGAGTAGTAAAGTTGCTCGGGAATATCTGAGTTGACTGCAAGAGAAACCTTCGCATTAGTATCAATTCCAACTCTACCACTTCTTGTAACTTCAAATGTTTTTTTCGTAAAACTTGTATTCCAGATTGTATTGTGGTCTTCATCAAGATAGAAATTTAACTCAAATGCAGGATAACTCAATCCTTGATTTTTATAAGAAAGTGAAGAATCTGATAAATCAAATTCAACTGTAGATTCTTTATATACATCAATTTTTGGATTGATTGGATTAATTGTTCCTGATGAAGTACTGGCAATTCCAACAGTTTGTGGTTTTTCTAATTTGGATTCATATTCTGTATTTGAAAGTTTGAATGAGTTTTTATCAATTTTTACTATGTAATAAATTGCGTTATTTGAAAGACCTATCGCAGGAATCGAAGCAGTATGAATAATTTTTTCGCCAGTTTCATAACCATGATTATTGATTGTAATTGTATTTGTTGATGTATTAACACCATCTGCAGCAAAATCTTTTGGATTTACAACTACTCTTCTATTAAAATCATTATATTTAAGCGTCACAGTAGTGGAGATTGATGGACTTACATCAATATCAACCTCATGTCTACCTTGAATACCATGTGCTTGTTTGGTTTGTACAGTAACTTGATTTCTTTCTAATTTTGCCGTGATAACTGAAAAATTAGTTTTGAAACTATGATAAACACCTGTTCCAAATCCAGTAAAGAAAAGCGTGCTTGTATTTCTATGAGTTGATGCAATACCAACAAAAGAACCGTTAGTTCCCATTCCAACTTTAACAGTTGCAATTCCAATTACATCATTTGAAATTTTAGCCACAAACAAGGTTTGATCATCTACAAGAGTCGATGCTGAACCAACATTATTTAAAACATCAATACCGCTTCCATTTCCAGGAGAGTATGTTAATTGATCTCCAGTCTTAAGTCCATGCTCTTTAATGTAAATTCCTTTAGTTGGAATATCAACTCTTGTGATTCCAGCACCAGGATTGGAAAATACAATTGTAGACCCAATACCAACTCCAACTGCTGTTCCGAGTCCTACGCTCTCAGATGGATTAAAATAATTTTGTTTATTTAATCTAGGAGCATATGTTGTATTAAATCCTGCAGATACTGTAAGTCTTCTTGGATCTTCGAGTAGAATACTTGTAATAGTGTGAGATGCACCTACTACACCATTGATACCCCTAAGAACTCTTATTCTTGAATTTAATATATCAACGTTTAATACTTTTACCTGCTCAGTTCCGACTTTTAGAATATCATTTTCTTTTATTTGTGGATAATCTAAATTACCAGTAACTCTAATATATGTAACAATACCAGTTACTCCAACTGAACCAATTCCTGATGATAATGTGCCAACACCAACTATTGTTAATCTATTTGAAGAAATTCCTGCAGAATAAAATCCTGCAATTTTAGAGGATGTTGTTGATAATCCTGATATAACGATATTGTCAAATTTCTTAAAGTTATGAGGGTTATCTGCTGAAATAATATACTGATCCTTAGATCCTGGATAAATCTCAACATTATTAATTGTGCTCGTGGCAACACTCACACTTTCAACTTGTTTCCCTTTCAATGTTGCAACTTTAGCAATTGCACCAATCCCTTTTGTGTTGTTGTTGTTAAACTTAATTTTATCACCAACTTTATATCCATCTCCACCAGTTTCAATACCAATTTTTTCAACTTTTCCTGGAGTTACTGCTAAAACTTCAACTTTTTGATTAAGATTATTAGGTGTTGTGACATATGGATATGAAACAGCACCATCTATCAAATTATAGGGTTCAGTATTTCTACAATAATCAAAATCATCAATTTTGTACACATCTTGATTTGATTCTGCATTTAAATTAAAAGGATCTAACTTAGAGTGAAATGAATCACCTACAAGATATGGGAAAGTTGGTAATTTATATCCAGAAAAAACTGAACCCTGACCTTGAGCAAGAGAATCATCAATAGTCGCAAAATATGCATATGTACCATTAGGAAATTCTGGGGTTACACAGAACCTTCCATTATTTTTGTCAAGTACAGATTCGTCAACTATCTTTTTGTAAGTGTAGTCTTCAACAAAGTATCCTCTTGGAAAAACAGTGACTGGAGGTCTCTGAGATTTGCTAAGTGAATCTTCGTTATAACCAGATTTCATCTGGGTAACAACTCCACCATTTTTACCAGAAAATCCATAAGGTCCATAGATTGGATTTCCATCATATGCCCATCCAATAATTGGTGAGTGATTACTGGACTCTACCTCGATTCCATTAACTTTAACGATATCATTTTTTTTGTATATAACATTGCCAACTTGGTCAGTAGGATTAAGACTTTCTCTAAGGGGTCTAGGAGCGTACAGGTGAGCATATTGTAGTCCATAAGCATTATTTGTACCTCTTGCAATAAATCCATCGTCAGATGTTACTTTTGCGGTTTCAAAAAATCTATTAACTAAATTAATTCTCCATTCTTGAATAAGAGGGAAGAATTGAGCTCCAGATCCTGTTGATACGACTGATACACTTGTTGTATTTTGTGTATAACCTGTACCACCAGAAATTACTTTGATATAATCAATTGCTTTTGTTTCTGAAGATCCAGATCCAACAGTTTTTAATACCGGAGTGATCACAGCACCAAACCCTTGACCGTTCACTAAAACATCTGGAATCGAAAAATATCCAGTTCCTTTATTTTCAACAACAATCTCTTCTATTGAACCATTTTTGATTATAGGTCGCAATTGTGCGTCAGATCCTACACCAGAGGTTATATTAGGAAGTCTTTCAAAATTTATTATCTCGGAAGCACCATAACCAACGCCATTTTCAGTCAAGTCAACCGATGTTATTTGACCTCTAAAAATGGGTTGTATTTTTGCTTCAAAATTAGTGTTTCCAGTTGATGATAAACCAACTCTTCCAATAAGAGAAACTTCAATGTCGGGATAATTAAAGAAATGTGTTCCTACACCTACCGAAGAAATATCAACGTATCTTTTTGTTTTAAAGAAACTATCTTTATTAGTAGTTACTCCTACATTAGACAACTTAAAACTATCATCACTAATTTTTGTGATATAATATTGTGTATTCGTTGTTAGTCCAGTTGGCGATGTTCCATTGCAAGTATATTTAATAATTTCACCAGAATTAAAATCATGGTTGATTACATTGAAAACATTAGATGCAGTATTGATTCCTGCTGGAGAGATTGCCCTTCTATTATTTTGATATCCCTCTCCACCTGAAATAACCGTTATGGATTCAATTATTTTCTTATTTTGAATAGATTTAAAGAATTGGATACCAGAACCATATGAAGATAAAACAATCGTATTGATGCCAGATACTGCATCTGCTTGAGTTGGATGCAATCTTATTGTTGTTAATCCAACCTGAGAAACGAAATAAGAAGTATTAGTTGTGAGTCCACCAACCACTGTTTGATTGTCTGAAATATAAAGGACTTTTTCTCCAGTTTTAAACTTATGGAATGTCCCAAATCCAATAGCAGATGGTAAAGTTCCCGTGGTTCCTAAACCAACACTACCTGCTATAGGATCTGATTTAAATGAAATTTTATGTTCAGTGCTCTTAAGAGAGACCAATGCCTCAGCACCTTTACCATTACCACCAGTAATTGTAACTCTTGGAGTTTCTTGATAGTCAAATCCAGGATCTATCAATCTAATCTCTTCTAAAACACCAGAAACAGAAATAGTTCCAGTTGCTCCAACTCCCACTGAATCATTAATTTTGAGGACTGGAGGGTTTATCACATCATATCCATCACCACCATTTAATACATCTACTTTTTTAATTTCTCCATACTTAACTACATCTTTTGATTTGTAGTTTAAAATTTCAACACCATTAACTAAAATACCAGTAAAACCTGGACTAGTCGCACTTATACTATCTGCTGCTATTGGTTCTGATATTTTTCTATAAAGTTTTTGTGTCTCTAAAGTTCTTTTTCTAAAATCATATAAGTCAAATTTGTTATTTGTAACAGGAGTAGAACTGTTAAGTGTAATATAATTTTGATTATAGAGTTCAGTTCTACTTTTTGCCAGTTTGATTTTTCTGGGTGAAACTCTTTCTACAAAATATAAACCCTCTCCACCATCATTACCATCAAATAAAGTTGATCCAAGAACTGACTTAGTAGTTGTTATTCCTGTCTGTCTGTTAGTAGATGTTTCTTCTACTATTTCTGGAGTGTAATATAAAGCGTCTCCAGTGTAAAAACCATGATCTCCGGTAAGGATAATTTCAAATTCATCACCAATAAAGGTTCCAGAAAATTCGACCGATCTAGATGTTACATTTAGAGAATTTGCATTATAAAAAGGTATGGATGATGACGCTACAATAATATCATCTTCATACTTTTTCTTATATAAATTTTGTATGTTTGCAGAATATACCGCAGCACCTGGAAAATTATTTGATTCTGCTTTTAAGAGAGACCGTTTAGCAATAAAATTTTCCGTGCTATTTAACTCTCCCTGCCCTTTTACCAATACAGATCTTTCTGTAATAATTTTAGTTACCGTAGATAATGGTTTATCACCCGAAACGTTTCCACTTAAAGTTATTCTATCACCAACTTTAAGATAATGATCCTTATTGAGATACAGACGATATGTGTTGTCTGATGAATCTATTAACGTAAAAGATGCAATATCATATGAAGGTGCAGTGTTGTAATACCAATTTCTATATTTAAATGTAGTATTACCAATACCTAAGGTTTTGATTAAAATAGTATCATCAACCCCTTGATGATACGTATTTGGATGCTCGCAATCGGCAATTACATTACTTATTCTTACTTCAATAGTTTCATCAAAATTAGTTTTTGACCTTCCATAAGCAAATGTATTCACTCCTACAATAGTAGAATCAAGAATAGGTTTACTTACTCCGTCAACATCAAAAAATTGATTGTTTGATTTTGAGGTATATGAAACTATACCTGTTGAAGTATCATTAAATGTAACAAATAATGTTCCACTAGTTGCAAATCCGATAGTTGAATCAACATCAAGTACAGTCAGACCAATTCCAGCGTTACCAATCAGTCTTGTTTTTGGTTGAACCCCAAATGCTCCATATATTGATCCATCTACTCGAATATCTTTATTAGATCCAGCATCTACACTTAATCTATAAAATGTTTGACCTGTACCAGTGATTATTGTTTCAACATTAGAAATAGGGGCATACGCTCTTTCTTGATCATCATATGCATCTTGAAAAAGAGTCATCAACTCAAGGTTGACTGGATCACCTTTAATTGGTTCTACTACCAAATCATTAGTTACATTATATTGAGCATTTGAAGGAGTGAATAAAAATTCACCAGGTCTTACAATTTTGACATTTTCTGCGTAAAGTGCTTTGAATAATATTTCATAAGATCTATCAGTTCCTTTACTCAGATAAAAATCTTTTGAATTTTTAAGAAAAACATTTTGATTCAAACTTTCATTAAATGAACGTTCTTCGAGTCCTGGTAAAATTTGAGATTTTGTTTTAGTTAAAAACTCTTTTAAAAATAAATTTGATAAATTTTCAACTCTAGATCCAAAAGTATGTGCAACACCAACACTTGTATCAAAAACTAATTGCTCGGGATTTGAAGGAGATGTATATGATGTAATACCACTAAAACCTCTTACACATCCTGTAAATGAGGATCTTGTTTTTCCAGTGTATGTAATGATTTCATCATCAATCTTCAAAAGACCGTAGGAATCAGGAAACCCATCAGTTCCAGCAGGGTCTTTAGAAAGATCAATACTTATAACATTTTCAAATGAATTAAGAACTGTACTTAATCCAACAGACGTTGATAAGTTTGTTGTCTCATCTATTTTGACGTACTTATCAATATTTTGAAGTAAATCAAGAGGAGCTCCTTGATATTCTTGCGCGATATAATATTGTTTTAAAAATTCGGTTACTAAAGGATAGTCCTCTCTTACATATTGAGGAACTTGATTTTTAACAATGGAATTGATTTTAATTCTTTTCTCTGACATTTTATCCTTATTTGATTAGTAACCGCTTCCGCCGCCCGATCCAGATCCACCTGTTGATGATCCAGAGGTACTAACGGTAGTTGAAGGTACAGATGTTGTTGTGGTTGTTGTAGTCGGTCTAGCACTTGTTGTTGTTGATGTAGAGGTTCTTACAATAGATCCTCTACCACCTTCTCTTACAAGATTACCGTTTGGATAACTTGAAGTTACAATATAGTTTGATCCTGCAGGATCTAATCCCGAAGAAATTTCATCCACAACAGTTTCAAAATTACTGTTACTTATATCTAGTTGCAAATAAAGATCCTGTAATCCAATAACATCATTTGAACTCGGAGTTGCTTCGATCTCAATAATTGTTTGCCCATCTTTTACCATGCCACCTTGAATATTTACTGGATTAATTGTAATAACCCCATTTATATAATCAATCGAACCAACGTTTCTTCTAACTATTGATGGTGATTGTGATCCAACATTAGGAAGAGTAAAGAAGAAAAGAGTTCCAGTTTCTCTATTAGGTCTTGGTAAATCTCCTAGGTATACATCTTGGGAAATTCCATCAATTTTAAATGCAGAGGTTTTGATGTTAAATCCATCAGGATCTTTTACTTGAAACTTATTACCAAATCCAATTTGATATTCAGCAAAACCATTTAGAACAACTCTTAAATCTCTTCTCATACGAAGAGTAGTAATATTCGATGTTATTGCTTCATGACTATCATCAACAATTTTTAAAAACTTACTATATTTAAACCTTGCACCATATTTGTTTAGTTCGGTTGATTCTGCATACTTATTAGTATTTGTTTGTACTGTTGAGGAAACAAATGCGGGTGATTGTGCTTTATTGGTATTAAAGTATACTTTTGAATCTACTTCAATATACAGATATTTTAAATCAAGTATTTCAGGAACAATCCCTGCAACAGCAAATTTCTTTAATTTACTTTTTATATTTTGCTTTATAAGATTAGGAAGAAAATCACCTGTTCTAGGTTTAATACTAATAAAAACTTTTCCATATTGAGGAGGAATTAACTCTTCTCCACCAAATACAGAAATTGATTCGGTTTCAGGATAAATTTTAGATGGAATTAATGTTTCATAATCACCTGCTGTTAATGCTCTATTTTGAGCAGCATAGATTCTTGGGGCATACCTACGAATAGACTCCACAGACTCGATTGTATCGCCCCCAGAGGACGTTAAACCGGTTGTTAGGAGTGATATACCCGATGTAACTGTATATGTCTGTGCATTTCTTGTATACGTTAATCTTCCTGAAAACTGGAAGGAAGAAATACCATTTCCAGAGTCTCCATCTGATACAATGTAATTTGCAGTAATGTAATTACCCTCTTCAAGTGCTTTACCAAAAATATTGTCTCCAAAGAAAATCTCATATCTTTCATCAGAGATTTCTTGAAGAAAATATGCTTTTGACTCTCCACCAATATCAAATAAACTATCTTGGTTTGAGTATTTTGTTAAAGCAGAGGAATTTTCGTTATTTTTTACTGTTACCGAAATAAGGGACGTGTCAACACCAGAATTTGGTAAAATAAACTTCTGATTAGGGATTCTAGTGCTATATGTAAAATTAGAACTTAATAAAGTTCCCTCATAAATTGAAATATCATTGAAACTTGCTATATTATTGAATACCGGTACTGAAATATCATCTAAAATACAAAATGTTTTAGATTGATTTCCAAAACTGCCGGTTGTTGTTGCTACAATACCTTTATGAAGGGTAATTGTTGCTGGGGTAGGTGAAATATTACTTGTATCTACAAAAAAACTAACTGTTGCTCTTGATGATTGCCTAGATCTAGGAACATACCCTATATTTCTTGCTAAAGCAACAATATTTTCTCGTAATGTTGCAGTATCAATGAAGACCTCATTCGCAACCATGTTTGCGTTGTATGAGGAGATATAAGTGTTGTATGCTAATACATCAAGAATTGTTGAAAGGTTCGATCCTTCAAAGTCATAATCCGTAAAATTGGAATTTGACTTAAGATAATCTTTAAGTGTTGTCTTAACTTGATCGAAATCTAAGTTAGTGTAATTAGCGAGTGGCATTTTTATCTATTTGACTGCAAGACGAATTGTAACTCTTGAGGTGGGATGTCAGCTCCAACAATGTCATATCTAATAATTACATCAAATGCATTCCCATCAAAATCAGGAAGAACTTTAACTTCCCTTAAATTAACTCTATCTTCAAAATTAACAATTGATCTTTGAATTTGATCTCTTATGTTTGAAGCAGAAATGTCATCAATATTTTCAAATAAGGATTGACTTACATCAGAACCAAAGTCCTCTTGAAAAAACTTTTCTCCAGGAACTGTAAAAACAATATTACGAATTGATCTGGAGATAGCATTTTCATTTTTAAGTGCAATCAAGTCATCATTTAAGGGATTTGCCTTAAATGACATGCTAATATCCTTAAATCCTTGACTTACCCTTTCTAGAGGCACAAAAATACGGCGATTATAACTTATTTATTAAGGCATTTAATTAAAATTCATTCAATGTTTGAGAAGGAATAATAGTATACTCCTCTTCAGTCTCAAAAATCTCAGTATTTTTGCGAGAATCGCGTTTTTTGGGAGTTTGATCATCATTAGCAATCTCTCTTAGCATTTTTTGATGCTGATCGTTTGCTAAATTGTCTAAAAAATCATGATTAGTCATCATTGTTCTCCTTTTTTGGTAAATTTTCTTGTTCTTTTGCTGTTTTCCAAAAATATTCGTCTTCACGACCCATTCCAAGTCGATCAAAACCATTTTCAACCTGATAATATTGAGTTGATACCTTAAAATCAGGCATTTTAGGTTCAACAGGTGTTAAACTGTTGTCAAAA